CAACCCCTTTACCCGCACGACATAAAACGTGCCGTTAGCGTCGGCATATTGTCCCAGCCGCCCGTCAGGAAAGACATCCACGATATCGCCGATAACATATCTGCTTTCAAATTCTGCGGCGTCAAGTTCGCGGGCGGTTTTTTCCTCATCGCTTATTCGGTCATACCAATGCGGACGGGCTAATATTAAAAATTCCGCGCCAAAACAGTTAACAGTAATCAGTAATATTAAGCATATAACTATTGCTCTCATACAATCCCTCACGGTTTCTGAAACGTTAAAACAACAATATCGCCCTTTTCGCCAGTGCCGGCAACGTCTTTGTCTATGGCAATTAAATCGCCTGTAGCAACATCATCATGGGTAGTGTCTATCACTGGCGGAGTCGCCGCAGTATAGCTTGTATATTCACTGGCGTCTACTGTTATGCTGGTAGATAACATATCCACGCTGTCTGTAACATTCCTAACCTGATATGTCGGAGTGCCGGAAGAAGATACAGTTGTAACCGCAGCGTCCGCGTCAACAAGGTTATATCCGTTAAGTTCAGAGCTGACAACAAATATAATCGCCCCGTCTCCGGTAGACAGCGCGGTATCTTCGTTAGTAAGTTTAAGCTGAATAACCCTTTTACCATAATCACTGCCGGCTATCCCGTCGGGAGTAACCGCCCTTGCCGCGTCTGTGCCTGTGGTAGTCTCCGCACTGGTCGCCAATTCTACCATTCCCTTAGCAATATCAGAGGCGTCCTGCAGTTCATAAGCCCCGTTGCCGGTGTCAACAGTGGCAAAGGTAACCGCGTCTGTTGTTTGTACGTCCTGGTCCATAGCATACAGCTCATGCGCCCCTTGTCCTGTGTCCAGCGTGGTAGCTGTGGCCGCCCCAAGTGTCGGTGTTACCAATGTCGGCGAGGCAGCAAACACCGCCGCGCCAGACCCGGTTTCGTCGCCAATAATCGCGGCTAATTCAGCGGACGTATCAATCTCTGTCGATATAATGAAGTTCAAAGACGCGCAAATAGCCTCAAATTCTGCCTCTGTATCAATCTCCGTGGCTTGAATAATATTAGCCATGTCTGTTATTTGCGCTTCTAATTCAGCCTCTGTGTCCAGCTCTGCCTCTGTCAAAACATCAGTCATGGCTAACGCGCCAGCACCATCACTAATAGGACTGGTCCCCGAGACCCCTGCGGTAGCCATACTTTCGACATTGTCGTCAGTAACATCGTCAGCACTATCGTTATTTTCTGAGGTTTTGAGATAATCTTGGGTAGTTTCACAAAAATCATATACCCCGTCAGAACTTGGAACGTGTGTAGTGTCTCCGTCTGTTATTGCCGCTATGTCAACGTTAATAGTGCCAGTGGGAGAATTGGTGATTGCAGTACCGCCGGTAAGATTGGTATAGTCTCCCGCTTCCGGGACATCATCATCAACCCCATCATCGTCAAAGTAATTTGTGCTTCCTTCTGGAATATCGTCTGAGTCAACTTGGCCGGCCCCTGAACCCCAGTCAATATGAGTGTCCTTCACATTATCAGTTCCCGCGGTTAAAAGAGCATTAGGATCTGTCTCTGTAATGGTAATATCATCAGGGACCTGAGAGTCGGTAACCGCGCCTTGCAGATCTTGCAAATCAACAACTGCTTCAATCGCCGACTCAGTTGTTGCGTTTATTGGAGTAACAGTTATCGCATTCGGTATATCATCATCGGCTAATGCCCGAAATGACGGCACTGCGGGCGCACCAGAGGAAGGCCCCGAAAATATATAATTCGCCGTTTGCGTATCTAACCCTAACTCTTGACCAGATAAGCTAAGCAAAGTATCAGCATTAGCGTCCAAGGTAACAGCATCGTGCCCTCCAGCTAAAGTTTCTATCTTATCATATATCGCATTTCTTGACGCTCCTGTTGTTGTATCTCCGTCCCAGCTTGCTCCGTAAGCATCATCTGAAATAGAACCGCCGCTGGACATATCATCAAGCTTATCTAACGCTTTTTGTACCGTATCATCATCACCGGAAAGGTTATTATCAAAATTGCTCGTATCTGTTTCGATATATTCAGCCCAGTCTAATACAGGCATTCCCTGCCCGAACACAAGATTACAAGATAGAAAAAACAACAATGGGAAAAACAGCCAAGACATTTTCATTTTATACACCCTTCCTTTTTAACCTTTTGTATTTAATTATTGGAGGCAACGTTTCAACTATTCTTTTTTTCAATGTAAATTTATCCTTTTTAATTTTAATCCTCGCCCAATCCGGAGTATCAAACTCGCCTAAGACTTCACCAGGCATATCGCCAAACTCGTCAATTTCGATTATTTCTCTTGGTTCATATTCAGGGCTTGAAGTTTCATCAACCATGTACTCTTCGTTAATAAGAGTAAGCATAGATTTTTTCCGAGTAATTTTCTTTTTTAATTCGTTCAGTATTTCATTATCAACAAGCACCACTTCGTATTTCGTTCCATCGAAAGCACCAAACGGATGCGTCATTTCATTTTCATCAGCATTACTCCCATAAGAAGGATGGTCAGGTGCTTGCCAAGAAGAAACAATATTTTTAGTTGCCTTATCCACTAATAAGAAAATCCAATGATCTTTACCCGACGAAGTTATATATCTTTGTTGTGCATAAATATATGAAGGGACGCCTCCAGATTTTAAGCCAATTTTTGTAACATAAGACGTCCACCCTGCAAATGTAGCCTCTCCAATTATACTTGCGTCATAAGTATAGCTACCTGTATTTGCCATTTTAATTTGTGGATAAAATCCATACTCACCGCCCGGTAAAGTATATTGCGCCACACTGCTACCACCATGAGAAACTTCCCCTTGTGATGTTTTTAATTTCGATTGAGAAACTGCGCTGGCGGCAACCTTCGCTTCTGTAATAGCCGAATTAGCCATATTTGTCGCATTAATAGTCCCGTCTTGAATTTTTTCACTTGTTACCGCATCTTGCTGAATCATAGCACCTGTAATAGTATTGTCAGCCGTTCCTGTTACTTTTTTACTGTTTTGTCCATCATGGTCATGCGCATCTGTTAATGTATATCCTGCCCCGATCCAATTAGCCAAGACATTTAGAAATGTCGCAGCAACCGAATGCCCAGTCCCCTTGTAATTAAACCTTATCGTATTTCCGCTTTGAGCAGAATTAAATCTAACTTTCCCAGTTAAATATTTCCAGTCAACTTGAAATTCGTTTGAGCCAGGCGTAGAAGTTACTTCTGTAAGTGTAACTCCGTCAGTAACATCATACGCTGTTATCGTGGAGGGAATTTCTTTCAAGGGCACTTCTTCAAGATCAATATAAAAAGGTGAACTGCTCGGCACAACCTTATCTTCATCCGTTATCGATACCGCATTACTAACTTCCAAGAAAGGATCGAACCGGTAATCATATTTGATAGAAAAATTATTTATCATAATATCACTCCCTTTTTAACTGCTCAACTGTTCAACATTTGAAGCTTGCAGTACTTCTTGATTTTTTATATCTCTGATCATGTCCAATATCCCCTCTTCAAAAGGAATATCTATTTCCCCAAGATGCCAATCCATTGAAATGCCCCGCTCTGATGAGGTATAAATTACTTTCTTAATATAAAATTCGTGTGCTGTTCCATCTATGTCAAATATGCGCGCTTTCCCTTCAGCCGCAATTCTTGTTTGATCAATAATATCTACATTCTTTAGTTTAGCAGATTTTTTAGGATTTTTCAATTGCGACAACCTATAATTGCCCCACCTTTCCGCGTCATTTATATTCAATGCCTCGGGGATAGACAATTTCGCCCATCTTTTTCCATAAGTATCCTGCGAATCAGTATCCTCAACCGTTGCGATATAATTCGATCCAGACGTTATCAACCCTGAAACAATATCAATCACATTTACAACCGCGCTTGAATCCGGCTGTTTAGGCTTAAAACTGTTTATGTGCTTTCCTACAAATCTAATCGCATCTTGATTGACTTCTGAATCAACTGCCTTGAAAAATAATTCTCTTTTTTCATCAACCCCATAAATAAAATTCTGCGCAATATCTTTCAGCTTTTCTAACGCCTGCTTTGCCGAAATTCTATCAAAATTTATATCTGTTACTTCAAAGCCAGGAGATTCTATTTTAAATTCATTATATACAATATCAGAATTCGGCTCGATAAAATTTGTCATTAAATGCTTAACTATTTTCCCTATTTCACGGTCAGAAGAAGCCGGAAAAGCCGTGGAATTATACGCCTGATTTATCCTTGTTGTGTCAAGCTGATAAGCATATCCAAATCCGGAATATTTATAAGGCCTCTCCGTTGTTCCTGTTTCCGGCAATTTAAACACTTCACCGGAAAACCAAGGATTTACATCACCGAATAAATGGATATCAACTCTATGCGTAAATTCTATGTCGATGGAAGGCAAACCCTTTAACTCAAAAGAAAACGCCCCGCATCCTCTTTCTATAAGTTCAAACCGCACTTTTCCCAAGATATTATTCTGTATATCATCCCCTATCTCTTGCAGTTTAATTCCATCACGATCGTATATTTTTAATTTAACCCCTTTATTCTGTTTAGGGAAATTCAGAACGTTAAATAACGCCTCTCTAAATCTTATATCTCTAAACCTTCTAAAACCAAATATGGCACGCTTTATTTTCCTATCTGTATAAGCCATTATAAATTTCTCTCCGTATATCTAATTGATACACCGCAAGGCGTTGCCCCTACATATTCAAATGTATTTGTCCCCGCAACCATTCTTATGAATTGTCCGTTAAAATATCTTATAGAATTATCTCCATTCGTTTTAACAGTTCCATTAATAGAATCAAAAATTATCGTAGACCCTTCTACGAAATTCCCATCCTGCATTGAAAAGCTCAATCCGGCTGTAATATTTTTAATTGTAAAATCATTATTCGCAACCCGTGTCGTCATTCCTATAACAACAAACACATCCACATTTCCCGGATTATTTATATCAAATTGCTGTCCGCTCGATTCCAAGAAAGTGAAATTTGAAGTCTCAATATTTTTATACATAAACGGATCTTCCGCGAAAAACCTAATTTCAATATCAGAACACACCAAGAAAGAACCATCAGCGCTCGGCTTTTCCCGAAATCTATCAACACATCTAATTTTTATATATTTATCACTATCATAATATAATGTCTGATTTAACTTAAAACACGCCGCTTTTAATGCTGTCAATTGCGATTCGAAATCCGAAGTGCTGTTTGAATGAATTTTCCCTCTCAAAGTAATATCTCTTGCCTCTATCTTATTGTCGCCCATATCCTTTCCCCCATGAGAAAACGCAACTTTCTGATTATTTATTCTCATCCGAAAAGGCAAGCCGCTAAGCTTAAAAGTATTATTAAAATTATATTCGACTCCATTCGCATCTTTAAGCGTAAAAGTTATATTTCCCATTATCCAGTTCCTTTAAGCGCGTTTTTAACTTCATCACCGAAATCTTCTTTTAATTGATCCAGCTCCACTGGAGTATTTATATCCCCATACATATTGAAATTAACTTCAATTTCTGAATTATTATTCCTGTCTATTTTATCTGCCGGGCCGCTCAAGGTTAATCTTCCCTGTCTGATCGCATCCGCAAATGTTCTCGGAATAACTGTTTCCCCTGGAGAAAGCATTGCCGGCACTGTATCTGTACCAGTAGCAAATTTAACCCCTGATATTAAAGCAATTTGAGCCGCCCCCATAGCAGAAACTATACCAGCCCATGTTATTCCTAATGGCCCGGGAAACACCGCTAATGCTTGAGTTACCGCTGTTGCAGTATTAGCAATCGCCTCTCCGATCCTTACTGCTTTTAAAATATTTGCCGCAGTTTTACTCTCCGCTGATGCCTGCGCAAGCAAATCCTTAAATTGATTATAAGTTTGTTGCCTCAACATCTGCCGAGTTTTTTCTTTGTTTGCTTCTGCTTTTATCGTAATTTTATTAAATTGATCTTCTAACGCCCTGATCAAAGCATTTTTCTTTTTGACAATATTAACTTCGTTCTTTGCCTGCTCTGCCTTTTTCTCAATAACTATTTCTCCTAAATCAATTTCATTATTAGCAGTCTCCTCTTCATCATCTCTTTTTTCTTCTTCAGCAACTTTAATTCCCAACGACGCAAGCCCGGCGGCGATAGCCTCATCTTTTACTAATGAAATTATTTTTTTGAGCATTTCCCATTTTGTCTTTGCAGTCTCTAAAGCAATAAACATCTTTGTGAAAAAACCATCTTCACCGCTTAAAGCTTCATCTAATCCGGTAACATCTCCAAGCAATCTTCCCAATCCCCATCCTGCGAACGCCGCAGCTGCAATACCGCTAAGCCCAGTTAATGCTGTTTTTATCGCTGTAATCGCAACAGCCGTTGAAGTCAACAAGGTAACAAGTCCTGGCAAAACTATTAATAATGGCCCCAAGGCTAAAAACAATAGACCAAAAGAAGCAGTCAATCCAATAACAAATTTTGTCAATTTTTCATGTTCTTTAGCGAAATTCTTAATATCTTCTAATAATGGCGTGATTTGTTTGAAGAAATCATTTAAAACAGGCAACAAAATTAGTCCTATTGTTCTTGCAAAAGAAAGAAAATTCTGCGTGGCAATTTTAACCTGCCGATTGAATTCTTCCGACTGAATCGCAAGTGCTTCATCAACCGCACCTTCTCTTTCACGCAAAAACAAAACATCTTCTTCCACATTTTCAAGATCTTTTAATACCGCAAACAACCCCTTCAACCCTTCAATTCGTGGAAATAAATCACCAAGCCTTGCCTGCTCGACTCCTTTTAATTTTTTCAAGACACCAAGAAGCCCCAATTCTTTTAATGCCTGCTGTGCAGTTGCAAATCCCCATTTTGCTGTTAATTCTGTCAATTCCTCTGTCGGCTTAATAAATCCATTCAATACACCCCTTAACGCGGTAGCCGATTCTTTTGTGTTCCCCAAAGCAACCGTCATGCTTGAAAACGTAGAAAACAATTCCTCAACATTGATATTTAATTGCCTTGCAATAGGTAAGAATAACCCAGAGGCATCAGCCAATTCACCAACTGTAGCCCTTGCCTTGACTTGTGCTTGAAATAGCAAATCAGCACCGTCTGCCGCCCCTCTTAACTGATCTCCATAGGATTCTAATAAGGTAAGCAATCCAGCGGTCGAGGCCTCAAGATTACTATTACCGCCAACCGCAAGCTTTGTCGCCGCTCTTAATTTATTTATCGCATCCGCGGAATCGCCGGTTGCAGATTGAATATCAAACAATGATTTTGTTAATTGTCCAGAAGCTTCCCCGAATTCTGTCGATAGCTCATCAACCCCTTCAATAAAGTTTTCTCTTATCGTACCATCGACATCTTCGACTAAGGTAAGAACATCCGCAATCCCCTGCGAAAAATCAGAAGCTTCCTTGACTGCCACTCCGAAAGCCCCTGTTATCGCAAGCCCCATAATTGACATTGTCCTGCCAATTTGAGAAGCAGTTTTTAATATCTCCCCTGATGATTTCTGAACATTCGCATTAGCCTGCTTTAATCCTGTATTCAGATTTGACAAATCAGTTGTTATCTCTACAACTAAAGCGCCTAATGTCCCGCCAATAGCCATTATTTTTCCTCGATTTCTAACCCATCAAGCTTCATTTTATCAATATTAACTTCATTGTTTTTAATTTCAACAAATCCATCAATAAATTTCCTGAAACTATCTGACGGTAAATTCCCAAACGCACTTGCTGCCGCCTGCTGAATTGTTATCGCTAAAGTAAAAAAATGCTCTTTTTGCTGCTGTTGTATTAACTCATAATATCTATTAATCTGTTCAACTGTTAAATTGTTATCAATATATTCTTTTGTCCACCCGAATTCTTTAGCCAAGCAACATAACATTACACCCGTGCCGTCTGATTTATCCGTTTCCCTCTTGATGCCAGTTCCTTGACTTTTTTCAACAAAAAAGAAAAATCATTTACCTCCAATATCGCTTCCCAAATATTTTTCTCATCATGCAAAGTCAGAGTATTCTCTATCCATTCCTTATCGGTCTTTAATGTGATAACATAAATGTCAGTTAAGCCTTCAGTGCAATTATCAAGCAATAAATTTATCGTTTCCAGATCATTTGATTGCTCGAATGCTCCTTTTACATTAGCCAGCCCCTGCAAATTATCAATGATGATTTTTATTACCTTACGATTTTCTTTCAATACGTAAGGCATGATTCTAAATTCCCGATCTTTAATCTTTACAACCTTTCCTTCCGGAAAAAATATTTTTGTATCTTCTTTTTTAATATTGTCTTTAGACATCTTGATGCCTCCTTTCAGACAAGTTTTAAGCCGCAATTGTTCTTATAATCTTAAATTTCTTCTTCTTATCAGCTAACGCTGCGCCTGTGAAATCAGTAGAAGCTTCTAATGCGAAGAATTCGTAAGGAAATTCATGGATGTCAGTCTCTTTTAATGCGACATTAATCGTCCCATTCCCTTCAGCTTTGAATAAGTGAATATCAATAGTAGAACCATCAGGCTGAATATGAACAAATCTCAATGCTCGCTCAGACGTGTCAACATCTCCGCCGAATTCGAAAACTTCTTCAGCGCCATTCAAAGAAGTCTCACCAGCCCCTAAAGCATAAGCAAGATTATCAAGATTCCATTCAATACCAGTAAACTTAATGGAAACTTTTTCTTCTACAGCGTAAGATTTAATTCTTGTTTGTGGGCTACCCTGCAGAACCTCAAGCCTGCTTCTTTCAATATTAAGCTCAGAATCTCCTTTCACAGAACCAATTTCAACAGTCGGGGTGCTTCCCACTGGGCCAATATAAACAACTCCCGGGCCGAAAGAATACCTCTTATGTTGTGTTGTAGGAACATTAACAGACATTTAACTCACCTCCTTTCTTTATTTTGGATCAGCCTCATTGTCAGGCTCATCGCTTAATGTATTAGGTTTTCCACAGCGTGTGCAGAATTCTGTTATCTGCCCACCCTTGCCTAAAATTGTTTCAGTCAATAAATCTTTTCTTTTAATCCTGATTATTCTCTTATCCTCTACATACCCAAGGATAAAATTACACCCTAAACATGTCCATTTTACTTGACTCATATCGCACTCACCGAATACCTTGTTGGATAATGATGAAGATTTGTATCTTCTTCAAACATTATCGGGCCGCTTGTACTTTCTCCAATTCCCATTACTGTTAATGATAATCCCGAATCTTTTAAATCCTGTCTATCTAATAACGCTCGAATTCTTTCAGCAATCACTAATAAATCATCCGGAGTGTACTCTGTATTAGGCAACCAAATATCAATCTGGATCACCATATCAACAATCCCTCTTTCCGCAAACCTCGAACCACTTGTTAGCAAGTGCAATGATATGGCTGGAGATTCAGGGTCATTTATCGTACTAACGTGCTGTGAATACACCCTGTCCGCTGTGTATCCCTTAATAACAGAATCAGCAATCAGAACTTCTCTAATTTTAATCAATACCTTTTCTTCCGCAGTCATTTTAAAGCCCCTCTAAATCTGAAATTAAAATCCTTCAAATTCGTTCTCAATATTTCAACTGCTTTATTTTCTATTTGCTTCACGCTCCCGCTTAATACATCTCTTGCTACCATTCCACTCTTTACACCACTTGGCAATGATCTCGAAGTTCCAAATATCACAAATACAGCATGTGGAGCTATATTTTTATCAAAACCAACATAAGCAGAAGCTTTCAACTGAAATAATGAAATGCTTGCTTCTTTTATTCCGCTATACTTGCTTTCTAATAACTTCCCCGATTGCTTATGCACTAAAAAATCAGGTTCATGCAATTTCTGCGGGTTTCTTTTCGAATACGGATGCCCCAACATTTTCAAATCCTGTAAGCTATGGTCTGTCAAGCTTGCATTTTTCTGCACTTGCTCATCCATAAGCTTAGAAATTTTTTTCATCTGCTTATTGACGTGCTTCAAAAATCCTCCGCCATAAGCAACAATATTTTTTGCAATTACATCTTGACCTCTTACAGGCATTTTCCCCTCTCTGATTATTTTATATCACTTTTTGGCATCCAAAAGAATGCTCGTTAAGAAAATCCACGATTTTCCTTCCTTCAGGAATAAACGGATGCCCCTCTGGCATATTCTCTAAAGCATTTATTAAGAATTGTTTAGCAGTTTTGAATTTCAATGCGGCCATCTGTTGATTAGCATGCCAGAATCGCGGATTTAATTCTAAACTTTTTTGAAAATACTGCATCGCTTTGCCAATATCATCACCATTCAAATAATGTAAAGCCAGATTATAATAGGGTCTCGGGTCTCTTCCCTCTGTTACCTCAATCTGTTTTTCATTCAGCTTTTCATAATACTGCAACTTGCCTTTCAACCTTTTTTCCGGCCTTAAATAACCATAATGATGTAATAACACGTGTGATCTATCAAATTTAATCTTATGGCTTCTCGCATACGCGCAGAAGGAATCATCAAGTGTTTCATGTAAAATACCCGAATAATAAAACTCCGGTATATTTCTAAACAATCTTATCGCCTCAGTCGAAGCATACTTCGGCTTTTTATGCTCTGTAATAGGTTCAAGATAATTAACCACATGAAATATAACAGCATCATACCCTTTTTCAGACAATCTAAACAATCTGTCTAAATCTCCAATTTCAAATCTTTCATCAGCATCTATGTGCAGAATATACTTTTTTGTGCATTTTGTTTTTCCGAAATTTCTTGGAATAGAATAATTATCACCCCACGGCATTTTAAACACTTTTACCGGAATTCTGCTATATTTAGAAAAATACTCTATTTTATTTAAAGTTTTATCTGTTGAGCCGGTATCTATAACCACTATTTCATCAACTAAATAATATATATTTTCTAAACATTCTAATATGTGTTCTTCCTCGTTTTTGACCATTATTAAACAGCTTATCCCATGGTCTGGACAATATTTTTGTAATTCTACCTTCGTACTTATCAAATGCCGGTAATCTTCATATCCTATATCTTCTTTTCTCTTAAAATTATCATTTTTCTCATAGAATTCGTATTTTTTCTGTCTCTGTTCAGAGGTGTCATATCCTAAATGCTTGACTCTAATATTAGTCCATTTTGTATTTTCCATAGCAATTAACGGCGCAGACCCGCAATGATGCCCCTCTGGATGAGTTACATGATATATTTCCTGCCCTTGAATTAATTTGAAAAACCGATAATTGCTGAACCTGCCGAATGTAGAATCAGTCCTGTAATATTCTCCATCCGGCCGAGTTTCCCAAATTGTCCGCCAATGGCACCAATAAGCAAATATCTCCGGATTTCTCGGATTCATTAACGCCTGACATTGTTCAATAAATTTATCTTCATATATTTCATCATCATCAATCGAAATGCACCAATCAGCTTCACCTGCTTTATTCAGCTTCAACGCTTCCTGCAGCAACCAGTTTCTCTCATAATCTTCTTGGAAAATACCATCATAAAACTCTACCTTTGTAATCTTAGGAAATTTCTTGCTAAGCTGTCCAATATATTCCGCTCTATTTATATCTCTTGCAAACCTGCAAAAATGAATGATTATATGATTTGCAAATTTAGAAGTCTGCTCTAAGCTCTTTTCAAGATATTTCCCCCCATTAGTCCTATATACCGCCACAAGCTTTTTCTTCCCTGGCTTATACCATTTATCGTAATATCTTTCCCTGTTAATAAATCCATTTTCCTTGTATTTTTCTATATCATACTTATTTCTTATTGTTCCCTGCCCCAGGTGATGTATATAAGTATCATAGGCGATAATAAGTTTATACCCAGCAAGCTGCGCTCTTAAACACAAATCATTATCTTCATGGCTATTTTTAAACCTCTCATCAAATCCGCCGATTTTTTCGATTACTTTGGCTTTTGCCATAATACACCAGCCGAACAATATCCCTGCTTGTTTCCACCTTCCCCGATATTGACTATACCAAGCCTCTGAATCCTGCCGGCCTACCATTTGATGCCCATTTGACATCGAAGAAACAGGGCCAACCATCCCGATATTTTTAATCGGCACATTATCAAAATGTCCTTCCATTCGGCTAATCCAATTAGGTGTAACAACCGTATCATTATTTAAGAAGATAATATATTCAACTGAAGAAAAATTCTTTTTTACAAATTCAATCCCCTGATTATTCCCCGCGGCAAAAGTCTTGTTTTCTTTGTTTTCTATGATATGAAAATTACCATGCTTTTCAGCTATTTCACGCAAATAATTTGTAGTGCCGTCTGTAGAACCGTTATTAACAATTACCATTTCAAAGTCTTTTGAATGAGCTAAAACACTCTCTACACAATTAACAGTGTGTTTGATTGAATTGTGTACTGTTGTAATTATCGCATATTTGGACATCTTGTGCCTCCTTTATTAAACATCTTTAAACCTGCATTCCAGATGATGGCTTGCACCCGCAAAATCATAAAACATCTGCGCAAACTCAACCACCCCCCTAGTTAAACCAATAACTCCTGAAACAGCATACACAATATCATTAGCCTTTATTTCATAATCCGGCCCCACAAGCATTTTATACTTCATCATGCTTTCTTGCCCCTGCGGCTTCATAACAATTGTATTTCCAGTTTCCCTTTTGACATAAAACCTAACAGGTAAATCAGAGTATATTCTTTCTTCCTGTGTGTTTTCCTGCCCTGTCCTGCTTACCGCTTTTATTGATATTGAACCGCCTTCAATTCCAGAAATAGTTACGCCATTTGTAGCTATTGATGAAAAATCCTTGCTCCCAACAACTACGCCATTTTCGCTAAAATTAAAAGTTTCCGCAACATTACCATTAACATTAACTAAGCCTGATAAAACTGTTGCACCGGCAACCTTTACAACTAATCTGCTCGCTTTTGCCGGATTCCTGTCCGGATTTAATGTCGCCGCAGGCACAACCTCATCAAGAACAAATGCAGTCCTTCTATTTATGTTTGCTCTGCCTGTTAATATATCAGTTAGATTGCTCATTTTCTTTCACTTTCCGATATATATCCTGATAATCAGCAGACATTCTTTGCGCCGAATAATTATCAATCACAAACTGCCTCCCATCATCCTGGAACGATGAGGCAAATTCTTTATCCAAAGCATCTTTTACCCCATCCCGAAGCCCATAAATACTTTTTTCCGTTAATCTCGCATATCCGCCGATTAATTCCATTGTTACATCAGTTTTATAAGTAACTACTGTTGCGCCGCAATAAATTGCCTCTACAAACACCAATCCGAACCCTTCTGTCGGGGAAGGATATAGAAAAACATCCATAATCTGCAAATAATTTGCAATGTCAACCTTTGCGTCCGCCCAAACAACCCCTTTAACCGGCAAAGATTCAGCCTGAAGTTTCAATTTACCCCTATATCCTTTAGCATTTGAGGCCTCTGGGCCAATAATAACTGGGGTAAATGAAACACCTTCCTGCTGTAAATAAAAACACGTTAAAAGCCAATTTTCAAGCTCTTTATCCTGACCTAACCTCCCTAACCTGCCGACAATAGGAATTCCGGCTGGAATTCCCAATTCCGTTTTTATATCATCCTTGCTTTTAGTAGTCTCCATATCGCTAAAATCTATTCCATTATGGACCGTAATACAATTATGATTCATTTTACTTACAACATCTGTCACCCCAACCCGTTGAGATATGAGGCTATTATCAACCAAAGATCTCACAGGGGAATGCAATGTTTCCACGACAGGCACAACAGCACCAACATCTGAAATCAATTTACTTTGCCCACCGCCTGAATGGACATGGATAACATCCGCTTGTAAAATAACCTCTTTATCCCTTTCAGCAATAATTATTTTTGCCCCTACTTTTTCAAGTTCTTCCCGATAAGCCCCGTCTCTATGGGCAAGGATTGTATGTTCATTTTCTTTATCAAACTTGATGATATTCCTGACTACTTTTTCAACACCGCCGAAATCCAATTGGTTTAATTCATGCAAGATTTTCATCTCGATTTTCTCCTTTTAGGTTTCCTGAACCTCTTTTTTTAAGATTATTTAATTCATTAACAATATTACTTAATCCATTCCGCACCCCCTTAATTTTTTTGCTTTTTAAATCATGGTCTTCCAAAAACTTATCTATTTTTTTATGATAACTTATGGCTCTGAAATCTATCCCGCAATAAAACGCGCTCATTATGCAATGCAGCCTCTCTGCGATTATTCCTCGATACCGGCTTAACACGCTTAAAAACTCTAAAGGGTTATTCTTGTAATACACAATGTTTATTTTATTAACCATTAAATTGCTTATTTTATACATCAATTCCAAGTCGTTACAATCAGATATATATATATCTTCTCCATAATATTTTATAACTTCTCTGCTTCGGCAATTCAGCGCGATAAGTTCGGCTTTTATCCCCTTTTCAAGTAATTTATCAAGCTGAAAAGCGGCGTCTCTTATAAAATCATTGTTTTTATTTATATTTTTAAAATTTATGCCGATTAAATCCGTTTTTTCTCTAAATTTTATACCGCAATCAAATAGAGGATCTGCTTTATGGAGAACACCCTTAATCCCCGCGTTATTCAATATTCTGCAATCTTCCTTAGTCCTGCCTGACCATACAGCAGGTTTTAATTTATCAATATAAGGCTTTATATCGCTTTCGCTGCCAACTCCTATCGAATAAAATTCATATCGGCATCTAATATCATTGCTTGTTATTTGTTTTAAAATATCAGAAGAAGATAATAATTCGCCACCGCCGATAATTAAATAATCATCCTCACTTATTATTTGTGCTATTTCTTTATTTATTCTTTTAATTGAAATTATTTCTTTGTGTTCAGGAAATTGAATTTTAATCCTGTTTTTTACCCCTTCAAATATTATATCATCTCCAAAATTCCCAGTATCAGCACAATTAAGCACAAATACTTTCATTATTATTCTTCTCCCCTTAATATCCTTCGATATAAATTGTCTATATAAGAAAAATCGTTAAGATTTTGCTCTAAATACGCTTCTGCGGGCATAGAATTCGCCTGCTTTTCGTAACTATCAGCTAACGCAAGCAGTACCTTAACCGTCCCTCTGTTGTCTTCTTTATAATCACCGGAAGCAACTAATTTTTCAACCAAAGCTTTATTCGCGACAATAGCCCTCAATGCCATAGCAGAAGCACTCAACACTTCATTTGAAGTAATACCTAAATAAACATTTATCTCTTCATCAGATAATAAAAAATCAGACGCATTTGTATCTTTTATCAATGCTCTGACTTTGCCAATATTTGTTCCTGTGTCAAATGTAAAACTCATATCTCACCTGCTTTTTTAAGGGGAAGAGGGGGGAGGGAGATGGTTAGGGGAGTAACCATCTCCCTAGGACAGCTCGCAACTAGGCTTTCCCTCTATATATTCCCTGATACATTGCTCTTGCTAAGGCCCAATCATAGCGGACTTTGAAACTCATATCATCAAATTCATATCCATAAGGATCTTCTTCGCCGCCTGCGACCTGAATTGTTTCCGCTCTCTTGATTAACAGATCCGGAGTTTCTTTTCCATTCAGAAACCCGACTTCAACAACAGGTGCATCATCTGGACTAGCCAGAACATACCAACCAGTCGAGCTTGTTAAGAACGGTTCAACCAGAACTTCAAGCCTTGTCGCTTTTCCGATAGCAGTTGTTCCGCCTGAAGTACTTACAGGAATAAAACTCTGCCCCTTAACAATTCTAAGAGCAGTATCTTCAAGATCAGGCGGTACAAGCAGATATTTCGCTGTAAGACCGAGCTTTTCACCGCCTTCATCAGTTGCGTTCTCAATAGCTGTCATTGCCGCTGAAACTGCCGCAATTCCCGCCGCTGAATTCGCCAAGGTTGTAGACCCTGAATTGCTATGATTAACATGAAAAAGTGATTTACCATCATATGTATTTCCATCACCTTCAATCTGGTCAACAATCTTTTTAACTAAAGTCCTTACCGCCGCTCTACCAAATCTTTCCGGCTGTCTTCTCAGTTCCTGCAAATCATCATTGATGATTGTCTCTCTGCTTACGCTAAATTCCCTTGCATAAGTCTTGAGATAAATATCATACGCATTTTCTTTTAATTTTGAACCTTCAATAGGCCCCAATTCTTCTTTTAACAATAGATCAGGAGCTTCTTCCAGCCATACTCTTTTATGAGTTTTGAAATCACTCAATGTGCTCTGCATGGTATAGCTTCTCCAGGGGGAAGGAACACCCTTGAATTTTTTCATCAATGCCTTGTGCATCACATTCGCAAGCAATTTAGGAAAATCACTTGTAGAATTAGCTTCTTTTAAATCACTATACATTTTTAATAATGATCTTCTCATAATAAACCTCCAAACTCTTAATTCAAGTAAATTACTTTCTTAAAATACTAATGTGCCTATCGTAGCAAGCTTTTACGCCTGATCCTGTCCAACAGGCCTTCCATTAGCACTATCAAGAATCTTTCCCTGGAAACTGCCATTAGCAGCACTTACAGCCTTGACAACTTTAATTGCCGCAAAATCATCATTTGCCGCGCCTAAAGAAAGCCCGCTTGCTGTGGTATCCCAATACAGAATAGTCCCTTTTGCGGGCTGGCTTGCTGCATAATAATCCCAAGTCAAACCCCAAACACCCTCAATCGCAAAAGCAACTGATTCACCGGCAATCGCATTATTTAACGGTATGCCGATAAAACCATTTACTCTTGTCAACACCCCAGATGCAACAGGAGAAGAAGGAGAAACATGGATTCTCTGTCCTGAATATACGAAATTTTTAGCCATTTCAAACCACCTTTCGTTTCACTTTTTTGCATTTATTCTGTTAATAGAATTATGCTTATTCTTCGCTTTTCTTTTCCTCTAACCCCATTATTTGAACAAGATCATTTTCAAAAGATTCTACAAGGCTTTTTTCATTGCCATCTGTAGAAGCTCCTGTTTTGATTTTTCCTTTTTTACTGAACTGATTAATATACTCAAGCTCAGTTTTAACCATGCCGGAAATTGTTTCTTTCAACTTCTCTTCTGTTTCATAAACAACACCGGATTCGGCAATTTGAGTCTTGATGCGATTTTTCGCAACATCAGGAAGTTTGCTCTCTTTTAACGCGGTTTCGATAAGTTCACCCTGCTTACGCAAAGATTCGGCTTTCTCGAACTCAGCAATTTTTTTATTCGCCTCTTGCAATTCACTCTGTGCTTTCTCAAGAGCTTTTCCCTCTTTTAACGATTTAACATACGCTTCCAATAAGTCAGGCCTTGATTCCTGAATCTCCTTTAGAGTCAATTCTTCAATTTTCATTTCATCATCCTTTCTATTAGACTCCAATAACTTAGTTACTCGTCCTCTCGCCCCCGGCTCTGTCACCCAATCTACTGAAGCAGGGCCGTTTTGCCGTCTGCGGAAGATTTTTTCCACAATCTGCATTGTTTGTCCGTTTACTTTCCCGATCGAAACTCGACCGCCCATGTTTATGGATAACCCAACATTATTTCTAAATACTGGGTTCTCCATTCTTTCTCTCAAATCTTTATCATGAATTACTATTGTCCCGATCGCTTTCCCGCCTTCTGCCCTTGATTCGACAATAGTGGATACATAATCTCTTAAATCTCTTTCCGGCCTTTGATTATTTTCCTGTGATGTCGGATGATTAATATACATTTTCAACCCCTTGAATATCGGAGCCGCCTCTCGAATCGTACTTACCGGATAATGCCTTTTCTTTTCGTAATTAGTCCCAGCCTCAATCAAAACCGCCTCGACTATTCCATTTGTTTTATCATAAGAAGCTTCTTTTAAGCTCAAATAATCATCAACTACAAACTCGCCATCAATCCCAGCTTCGGTTATTTCAATTATATCGCTATCCGCAGTACCGCCAGCTTCTTTTATCCACCTATCGCCCTTTTTCTTATACCCCATTTTCTTGAGCATAGAATTAGCGGTCGCAAACGCCTTCCCCTCATCATTATATTGAGAAAGAGCGGAATTAAACGCTTTAATCCAAGCATCTTTCGCCTTTAGAGGCAACTCCTTAACCCACTCAGGGGCATTCTCAAAAGTATAGGGTTCAGACAATGTTATAATACTTTCGATAATCTCAATCGCTGTATTCGCTTTCATTCTTACATCCATTGAATACTTATCTTTTTCTTCTGCAATTAAATCCTTTGATTCTTTTAAATAAGCAAACACCGCGGGGGAATCAGATTCTTTTATCTTTTCTTTCCTTACTGTTTGAGCAAATTCTGTGATCTCGGTAATATTATTTAAAAATAAAGATTCATCATTTTTTCCGTCTTTTTCAATAATATCACTCAAAGCAGAAAAATCCTTCTTTGCCTTTTTTGCCTGTTCAATCAACGCAACCTTTAACCTTGATGCCTTTAATGCAAGTCCTTGTAACCCTTTCATGATAACCCCCTATCGCAAATTTTTAACAATAGTATTTAATTTCTGCGAATCTATTATCGTTTCCAAAGCATTCCCGATTGTTAATATCCCTTCTTTTATTTCCTCCCATTGATTTTGGTTTAAATTTTTTTCATTATTCAATTCTTCTATTTTAATATTAACACTTTTCAAACTTTCTTGCAATGTTTGGATATTTTTTTCTGTAAATTTATTATAATCTTCTATCTTTTTCTGGAACATTTTTAATGATTCATTCAGTGAAATATATTGAGTAATTTTATTAGAATAATCCTTTTTGGAATTATCTTCTATCGATTCATTCAAATTCTTGATCAATGTCTTTAAATCATTTTTAACATTATTATTCTGATGAATCACTTTTAAAGCCATATCTTGAATCCCTTCCACGATTTCATCTCCTGCTGTTTTATTCCCTTTTACAATTTTTAATATTGAATCTAACTTCTTAAATATTTTTTCCAGGTCTTTCTTTTTTAACCCGCCATCAACGGATATAACCCCTTGTGTCAACGCCGGCCCCTCGCTGATACTCCTATAATCAAACGCAACACTCGCGTATAATGGTGTCGCCTCTCCCGTGTCCCATAAAACTTGCCCCCGAAATGTATCATCAAATGTTATATCCGCCTGATAAATCCCTTTCCCAGACACAACCTCAACAACCCCAGACGTTATCCTTGACCCTATGATTGCTCCGGCACTATCATATAAAGCATATCCAACGGTAGAAAGTCCGCCTTTTCTGCTTCCAAAATTAACCGTTATTACTTTTTTTATCGACATGGTTCAGCTCCCTATATTACTTGAATCGCGTGCCTACAATTCCCTAAACAATCCAATTCGCCTGGAACAGGTATATCGTTTATATTCCAAGGATTTCCATTCAAAGCCGCCCTACACCCCGCGCAATTATCCTCATCTTCAGCCCCCGCGAAATTAGCCATTATATTAGTATCTCGCCCCGCCTCTTTCACCGCATTCTCTTCAACAGTCCAGAAAGCTCCAACATATAAACTAATTCTTCCTTCAAAAGAATCAATTGATTCATTAACAGCCGCCCTTAATGCGGCAGCGGTTTCAGCTGGGATGACAAAAGAACTATTCACTTTTTTCTTTATATCCGGTATTAATGAATTCTTCAAATGTTCTTCATTCCAGTTCAAGCTTTTCTCCAATAACGTCTTTCCTCGCCCTTCAATTTCATTCAAAGTAAAAATGGTTTCTTCTATATCTTCTCTGTCTTTATTCTTCTCAAATATAGTTTCCTCGATCTTAATTCCTTTTTCTTTCAATATGGACTGCATATATTTCGTGCCAATATCTATCGCCTCAGGGAAATAAATCTTTGCGCTCTCCTGCATATTCAACGCAAACTTATTCAATATCCCATCAAAATCCTTTACTAACCCCACAATGTTCCCATTTATCCCATTGATCATTAAATTCTTGTTTATATCCGATCTCAACTTATTAAAATTCTTCCCTATCGCCTTCTTAAACGCATTCAACCGCCCTTGGAGAAAATTGCTTTTTTTTACAAACCTATCTGGCTTAGCCTGACTTACAGCTTCTTTTAGCGGCTTAGCAAGAATTTTATTTTTTATTCCTTCATCAGTTTTCACCGGCTCCGGTTCGGCTGTTTTCTTTTCATTAGCAACCTCCGCAATTAATTTCTTAATCTCCTGATCGATATTATTAACGTTGGCGTCCAACATAAACAACTGCGAAGCCAGCTCGCTGCTGATAAGCTTCCCGTCTTTCGCCTTTGTGTATGCCTCTGCCGCCTCTTTCAAATCGGCTTCTGTTATCGGCGGAAAATCAAGATCAATTGCCCTATCCCTTTTTGTTTTATATATTACCCTCTGGTTTTTTTCATCGATGATTTCTTCGCCTTCAAGCATTCCCACACTTATTTTCCGATCAATAACATACTGTAAAATTGTATTATATATATCCTGGAAAAGCTTCTGCCTCGCAAGATACTTTTTCAATAAAGGCAATTCCATGGTCTTAGCTGTCGCAAGGTTTCCGGTATTTCCTTGTATAGCAGTTTTCCCATTTCTTCGAGTGATATATAAATGATGAGGCGGAACGTGGAAACAATAAACTTTATCATTATAATCTATTTGTTTTATATGTTTAGGTAAAATAATTGATGTTTTCCAGTGGCATCTTAAAAGAACCTTATATATTGAAACCTTCCCTTGTCTTTCTAATTTTATACTTACTCCAAACCCTAACCCCATCGCAAGGATTTGAAAATCATCAGCTAATCGTTTTGACTTAGTAGAATACCTAAAACATCCCCTTCCGGCTTTGCCTCCATTACCTTCCATCATCGCTTGATATAAAGCCCACCTGCTTTCAAAATCATATTCGAATATTTCTTTGTCTATGAATTTATTCCCCGACAACTTGCCGAACATTGATAATAATTTGTTATATAATTTTTTATTGCAGATATTTAATGTGATACATCCTGTTTGATTAGATGTCTCATGCCATTTATAGCCTAAACTTTTAACAACAGCACGCATATTATTTAATGTTTCGCCTTCATTTTGAGATAAACCAATTACAAATGAACCCTTCTTTGTTTTTGTCAAATGCCCCTCGCTTAAATAATACCCTGCTAATTTCATAAAATCTTTGTTCTTATATTCTATTGTCCCCTCATACGATGCAGTGTTTATAATTCTCCATCCATGAGTTCTTTCAGATTTTAATATGTCTTGAGCTTCAATGAATCTGTATCTCCTGCCAACAGTATTATATTTATCTCCTGTTGTTTTCCTTTTCCGCTGCGCAACAGGGGCCGCAAACATTCTATGATTAGGAGTTACTACAATATCAGTCTGTTTGTTCTGAAAACTTATCATCTTGCCTTTATAGTTAAATATTCTTAATTCTTCAGGCTCGATATATTCTTGAAAATTCGTCTGCGGATTATATGAAGCGATTTTAATTCCATTAATCCAATCTTTATGTTTTATCCATCCCTTTTCAGTTAAAACCATCGTTTCTTTATCATAACAACTCGGGTCTCCAAAATACTGATAAGGTGTTCCAGAGGCCGCGCTTACCATTAACTGCATAGACTTTAAACCTTCCGTGCTGTTCTTAACACCGCCTGTCGGAGTATTTATCGCCTGCAAATTAACGCCTTCATTCTCGAGCTGTGTAGAGCCGGTACTTGGCCCAATATTTTTCAAATCAGTCCTTGCTTTCAATGCCGCTTTCAATGTGTTAATCTGCGCCTGCGTTCCTTTGACCTTCTTCTTCCAAGCAAACTTAGCAAGCGATTTAATGAAAGTCGCCAAATCCCCCGCCATGTCCTTATGCGCTTTCATCCAAGCATTGCCCCGAAATAGTTCAGGAATTCCATATTTATCATTTATATCCGCATTTATCGCCACATGATAAATCCTTGCCTGCCCCAACTTATTTCCTGGGATACCATAATATTCAGGCTTAAATGTATCCTTATCAGGATAATATACAACCGCGTTTCCCTTTGTGATAAAACTATCTGATCTAAAATCATATTCTTTTATCATCTGCATGGTTTTATAAAAATCTGTGCGCATTTTATCTTCAGGATTTTTTATAATATCCTTGATTTCTTCCGTATTTAATACTCGGACTCGGACATTCCCTTCTTCATCATCAAATAATAAAAAGAAAAGGTTTCCTTCATATTGAATTTTATTACTTAATTTGATTTGCGCTTGGTAGGAAGTTAAGGAAAGTTTATTATCTGGGTCTTCCCAGAATTCGTCAATTATCGCTTGAATATCTTTATCTTTGCTTTTCGGCTTTGAAATGCCTTCTCCAAAAACAAACCATGTTGTTAAATTAACCCAATGCCCTGCCAGAGGATTATTATACCAAAAAATCTTTGATTCTTTAATCGCTCTTCTTACCCCCCCGGAAAGAAAAATACTTATGTCTTTATCTTCATTCAGATTTACCCAATCCAAATCTTCTAACGCCCGCATAATTTTTGTTTGCGTTTCCGTAAGAACATCATAAGATTTTCTCGATAAGATTTCTAACCCGAAGATTTTCATTTATCACCTCATTTAATTTAACAGCCTTCCCCCTACGCTATATACTATAGCCTTATTTGGTATTGTTTGTCTACATAATTCTTCAGTAAACAAAACTTCGATGAACATTCTATGCCTTGGAAAAATTATTACGAGTTCCATTCTGCGATTATCTTTATTGGTATAATATCCTAAAATATCTCCGCCGTTTCTTTCCGCAGCATCATTATCAATTATTTCGTCCGGACTCAATCCCTCTCCCCAATCGCTTTTCATAAATCTTTTAACAGAATTCATAACATAATCTTTAAACCTTGAATCGGTTTCCGCCTTTACTGCTACCTGTGACGATAACTTTAAATATACTTTTTTTCTTTCCATCAATAATCTCCTATGTTAACTTCCTCGACTCCCATTTCCAAATCTTCAGCAACTATCGTTTCTATTGTTTCAACTTGGAATTCTTCAGCGTCAAGCCCAATGCCGTATCTTGTCGCATCCATTAAATGGTCTTTAAACTTAACAGGTTCGCCATCAATAATATTTCCGTCTTTATCAACCTTCCACGCGTAACCTTTTATCTCTTTCTTATAATTTACACTATCACCTGTAATATGGATTTTTGTCCTCTTGAGAACATCAATCCCATGTTTAACTGAATTCTTTCCTTTCTTGACAGGCAATATGTTAAACCCCGCATCAGCAATTTCTTGTATTCTATCCGGCTCTGAGCTATCCGCCTTGACCAATTTTCCCTTAAATTCATCCGGCATAACTTCTTCCATTCTTTCAATCAAAGCCTGATTAGTCAATCCGGTTTCATAGATAAACTCTCTTACCCATATTTCTTTGTCCTTTACCCAAATCCCAACCAACGCCGAAGGGTTATTATACCCGAAATCCAACCCCCAAACGAAATCATCATAATTCTTAGGCACATCCCTAACAATATCCCAATTGGTATATATTGTCTTTGTCGATTTGCCTATTTCTCCTAACCCATATATCCGCCAATAATTATCATCCCCATTTTCTCTTAACGCTTCAATCCTTCTTCTGATTATCCTCGGCAACGCGGGATTATCTAAATAAGTAGATTTTATAAATGTGCAATCCGGCGAAGGTATTATCTTGTCATATATCCAATGATGTTCTTCCGAAGGATTATAATCCATGAATATCTGCCCCGAAGTCCTCATTGCCAACTGGATATAATCCTCATACGTGAATTCATTCGCCTCATTCATCCAAAGAATATTTCTTTTTGCCCCGCGCTTTTTCTGCGGCATATCCAAAGACAAGAACTCGAACAAATTACCATTGAGCAAATACGTATGATCGCTCTTATTATGGTTTGACTTTTTATATAATCCTAAACCGCCTAATATTTCAAAGAAGTCACGCATTACCGAAGATTTTAAACTCGGAAATGTCTTTCTGCAAATTGATATAATAAAATTTCTGTAAACTTTGCAAGCCCTTATTATTAGCAACTGAGCAATAGAATATGTCTTTGTAGATCTCGAGCCTCCTTGGTTAACTACTATCGGCGTCTTTGCCCTTTGGTTTTCCCTGAATACCCTTGTTACTTTCATCTTCGCCATACTCGTCAGCCCCAAAATCTATTACTTCAATTGTATTTACATTAGCATCAATTTCCTGCTTCTGAACAGGCTTCCCTTCCAACCTGTCCATTATATCATTTATCGCTTGTCTATCGCTATTAAGAGCATTTTTAATCTGCTTCAACGCGATAACGGCCGCAAGTTTTAACTTTTCTTTTTTCTTTGAAATCGGATTAGTTACTTCAAGAGAACACTCAAGAAATTCTTTTAAATAAGTAGATATATTCTTGCTCCCTTTCGGCCTGCCTTTCGGATTTCCTGACTGTCCAGGCTTAAATTTTATTAAATTTTGTTCATTTGCCATTTTCTATGTTTCCTCTTTGTTTTTTTAGATTTTTTCTTATACCTTTATTTTCACAAAAAAAGCCATACCCTTAAATTGAGTACAGCTTTTTTTTAAAATTTATCTCTTAACATATAAACCCCCTGCCATTTATAAAAATAGCACAATAGGATTTATTTGTCAAGGTTTAACATTGTTTACAGTCCAAATCCTTGAGTGTTATTTCTTTTATCCGGGGCCTCCAGCGCATGGCTTTCCCGCCTCTTTGAAGCTTTACCTTGCGCCATCCCCATAACTCTACTTTCCCGCCGCACCGTAGCCATTCAAAACATTCTTCGTTCCTTTCTTCTGTGATTTTCTTTAAATGAGCGGAAAAAGATTGCCCGCAGCTTTGAACTCCTATTATGCCCCTTTCCGGGTCAAGGGCGATAATATCAATAAACCCGAACAAGTCAAAATTTTTCCCAAACGGCCCCGCGAATCTGTTATATTTTTCAACTATTCCGCAAATCCTGCCCTGGTTTCTCAATTCCCGCAATGTTCTCTGTGTTGCCGATAACCCCTTCCTTGCCATCTTTAGATCCTCCCTGGCTAAACTTCACGACCCCCACTACAAAGTCTACAATCTTCTCTCCTATCATCTCTACCGCTTCTTCTTCCGTTAAAACATACTTTACCACACCGAGATTGCTTTTGTCCACTTCCCTGATTTTCCTGACTATTTCTATCAGCTTCATCTTCCACCTCCCATTGAGAAATTTCATCCTCATACAAATTAACAAATTCAATCTTCCCATTCACCCAATACTGCACATTGTAAGATATTACCCCATCGAAAATTATTTTTACTATTCTACCTATGACATTATCAAGGTCTTTTATTCTTACATATTCCAGCCAATCGTATTTAGTTGTAATTTTCATTGCTCCACCTTCCTTTTTCCTTCTCATCGAGATTCACTTCACTACCGTCAATCGCTTCACTACCGTCAATCGTTATGCTTTCTAATTCACCCATGCTTGATACTTCAAAAGTTACTCCTTTGTAAAAATTGCAATTCTTAACAAGTGTACCTGATTGTTCTTCGTATAACACTTTTCCTATCGCCTCATTTGCATAGCTGAACCAGTTACAAATAATTAAAACTAAGCTAAAAACAAGAAACACTGCGCCACAAGCAAGCGTAAACCGCCACATAAAATGCCAACCTTCTGCAATCTCAAATGAGTCAACCTTTTTCCCCTTGACCTTCTTAGATATAGCTATAAAAAACTTAACAATCGTGTTAATAATTACTCCAAATAAAAACACTAAAAAACCAAATCCTACCGCATAACTTAAAGAGTCAATTTCTTTAAATAAATTCATAACCATCTCCTTTCTACCCCCAGAATTGCATTGTACAATTCATTGTAGGTTACACCCTTCGGAGCTTTAATCGGTTTAGATGCCGCTTTCATGCTTTTAGGCGGGTCTTGCCTTTTTTTATATGTAGTTAGCAAACCATTAAGTTTTTTCTTCAATAGTAACCTAATATCATATTTCATTTTCTTCATCTTCATCTTCATAATCATAATCATATTGTGTCCAATAATCATAATCTTCTAATGCTTTCACTTGTGCTTTTTCCTCAGCTGTCCATTCCGATGATGGTTTACTGTTCTTAAACACAAGCACTTTTTCAAGAAGCCTATTCCTTTCCCCAACTAATAAGTCTTTTTTGCGTGCTAATTCTTTAGCAATTTTATATTGTCGAATAGCTTCATCTGTTAATCTCTGAGCTGTTTTTCTTAGCTCGTTTGCTTTTTTATAGTCTGGTTCATCCTCTGTGCCTAAACACACTTCAAAATGGTTGTAGTCATAAGATTGCATAACTTTTACCCTAATCATATTATTCCTCCTCTCTTTAAATTTACTATATCTTTTATTTTTATCTTCATACCCCCAGCCTTTTCTTCAAACAAACCCAACAATTTTTCGCATTCTGTTTTTTGAAACATACCAATATGGCATTTATGTTTTGGCAGGTTCATTATTTTCTGCATATATTTATATGCCTCTTTTCTTGTCATTTCCCCAGATTTCCATAATTGGTCAAATTTCTTATGGCACTTTTTCCTCAAATCAAATACTTCTTGTGTGGCCGGTGTTGACGTGCTGCCATCCCACCACATTATTCCGCAAGAAAGACATATCCACTTAATTCGATTCTGCCATTGTCTTGGGATCATATCATTTTTACATTGTGGACAATATTGTTTTTTAGTCATTGCTCGCCTTCCAATCTTCCCCATCCCAAACCTTGTTGTGTTTTTCCTTCATCACAAACGCTAACCAGAGTTGTTCCATTGATGATTTGTAAGGGCATATATGCTCACTTATTCTTTGGCATTTATGATACATTTTTGTAATTAAAAAATAACTTGTTCCTCCTATCATCTCCTGCAACTGGTCTTGTCGAGGAAGAAATATATGTTCTGATTTCCATTCTTCTATTTGTTGTTGTTCCTTCTTTTTATCCTCAATAGAAGAATTATATGTTCTATTGTAATAAACATATCTATTATTAAAAAATACTTCATCACCACAAGCCATATCGCTTTCTTTTCTAATAGTTAAAATATGCACTTCTGGAAGCACTTTACTGTAAAAATAATCGCCATTTTGTGGCTTCCATAACTTTTGTATTTCTATCACTTTCTCACACATTTTTATATATTCTTTGCTTATATCCATTATACCCCCATCCTTTTCTTGATTAGTTTGTGGATTGCTTTGGCTAATTTTTCTTGACTTCCACATAAAAGTGTGTATTCATTTCCATCATTATCTCGCCATTTATGTTTAATCCTGGAATAGATAATTTTTTCTATATCTTCTACGCTCAGTTTATTTTTAATCACCGCAAGTTTGCAGTCCTGAAGGACTTCATTATAAGCTCTATTCATATCATCGGCAGAAAAAACTTCTTCTTTTTCTCCTAAAATTTCATGTTCCTCCGGAAACCCCTTCACGTTTAGATAGGCGTTGGCAAGAGTCAATATAGTTTCAATGTCTTCTTCAAGCATACCTTGCCAAAATGATTCTAATCCGTTAAAATAAACAGAGCTTAATATTTGTTTCAGTCTTTCCGTTGCTTCTCTAATCTCTTTTTCTGGTATCATCTCATCCCCCTTTTAAGCCTTACTGATTTTGCCTTTATTTATAAGCACCTTAACCCCTTCTTTCAGATTTAACTTTTTCATTACCGTTGTTGCTTTAAAAAATTTCATCTTGCTTTTATCTTCCTCTCTCCACCATTGAACCAAGCAGCTTTCTTTTCGTAATATCCAGTATACTTTATTAGCGGATACTGCGATACAGCCCTTG